GCACCTGCTGACTGAAGTAGTAGGTTCACAGCAGAGTGAGGAGAGCGGCAGGGCAGGGGACGCCCATCTATACCTCGGAGCATACCCTTGGTTTCCAGAGCATTTGCTACAGCGTCATAGAGCTTCTTGATAGATGGTGTCTTCTTCATGAAGGAAGCCTTGAGAGCTTTACCTTGCTTAGCATTACCACCAACAATAGAACCAATCTTGGCGTCACCCGCGCCATATAGGAAGGCGTAGATGAATGTCTTCGCGGCATCACGAGTAGGCAACCCAGCAGCCTTCTGATTTGCTGTGTGGATGTCGCCTTCAAGGATAGTCTTGGCATATTCCTTATCGCCGAACAGTGCTAGGTAGTGAGCAAGACAGCGTAACTCTAGGCCACTAGCGTCAGCACCTACAAGCACCTTGCCCTCTGGAGCTGTGAAGCAAGAGCGACACTCGCCACCATAAGGAGCACGAGTAGAAGGAACTTGAGCCACATTAGGATTCCTATGGGTGCATCGACCAGAGACAGCTCCGTTGGTATTCACCGATCCGTGGATACGTCCGTTGCGCTCTAGCTTGAGCCACGCTTGTTTACCCTCAGCCACTTGACCAAGACGCTTGGTAACGAGGAGGTACTCAAGGAGTTTCTCGGATTGGGGTGTGCCGATGTCCTTGAGTACCGCCTCGTTGATTGCTGGTCGTTTGCCCTCGTAGGAGCTAGGCTTCCAGCCATTAGCCATTAGTCGCTCAGCTATCTGATCACGACTGTTGGGGTTGAATGGGGTTGTCTTAATAACAGACTCACCCTTAGTAATCTCCTTTGGCTTGAATCCCTTCTCGACCAAGGCTTTCTTGGTGCGGGACTTTGTACCATCAGGAGCGAGCCACCAGTTACTCTTAGTGACTTCTTCAGTAGGCGCGAATAACTCACGCAATTCTACGTCAAGAGCAGCACGGCGACCCATAAGGGTAGCTGTAAGTTCTTCTGCTGCTTTAACGTCAAAAGGAAATCCGTTCATCTCTTGGACGCGGATAGCTTTAGCAAAGGCATGCTCTAGGTCACACGCTTGCTGGAGGCTTCCTAATCCCTTCTTGAGAAAGAACTCATAGAGAGACTTAGTGACCTCCACATCTTGAACACAATAGTCTTCCATCTCTTGTGACCAAGTAGACCAGTCTTCAGTTTCCCCGTGGTCGCTCTTGTTGTTACCAATGCGATAACCCCAAGCCTTTAAGCTGTGGGAACCGATGAGTTGTTTAGGGAAGTCATTACGTTTGAAGTCGTCGCTACGAACGTCAGGATACATAAGACGAGCAATCACTGCGGAGTCTAACACACCAGTATGACGGAAACCGTAGAGCTTCCAAAGGGCGATAGCGTCAAACCCAATGCTGTTGTGTCCCACAATGTGGTCAGCGTCGGAGAGGCGAGCGAGCCCTTCTTGGATAGTGTTAGAACGATAAGCCCAAGTGCCATGTTGGTCTATTATTACAAGGCAGTGCAGATCTTTAAGGTCAGATAGAGTTGACCAGTCTGTGATGCCGTTGGTTTCTATGTCGAAGTAAGCTATTGTTTTCATCTTTATTATTTCCACTCCCATTCGTTACGATACTTGCGAACAACTTTTACAAGGTCGTCCCATTCGTCCCAGTCGAGGGAGATTTTAGCACTGTCGTTTTGAGAGTCGTTTCCGTATATGATTAGGAAAGAACCAGAGGCTTCATCATCGACGCCGACTTGGACGCTATTGAAGATTGGATTCCAGTCAAGACTAGCTGACTTGATGCTTACTTTTATTGGTATTGTTTTCATGTGTGTATTTAAATCAATGGTTAGTGTTCGGTGTTGTCAACGTCTTTTGTCCATAGTTGATGATACAACTTCAGAACGTCTGACATCTTCACGATTGATAGTAGGTCTTTACGACCACGGCGCTGGTATCCCTTGTAGAGAGCATCACGTCCTACCGACACTCGATCTCCAAGATCACACAACTTCTCACCCATCATGGCGAGGTCGTGACGTTTTACTAGAACGAAGTCGTCTTCTCGCTCGAAGGCAATCCAGTCGGCTTTCCCGTAGACCCATCCAATCTTACCTTGGACGTTCTTGAACTCCAGCCATACTAGATCGTCTTGTACGTTACTGTCCTTACGGGCAACACGCTTGCGAGCCTTCACGTCAATCTTACCGAAGTCAGTGACGTAATCCACGTGAGAGAACTGCTCCATAAGGTCAGCCGCTCGTGCTTCAATAGCTTTTTCGTTTAACAGTTTAGCGAACATGGCTTCTACGCCTTGGCCTCGCTTCCATGATTGGTCTTGTATCCATCTGCTCATATACTCCTTTGTTTTGTGGTTGTGTGGTGATTAGTGTCCGAAGCCTGCTGTGGCGTCATCGGTGTCCTCGAAAAGAGGGTTAGTATCCTCTGAGAGACGGCACGTTTCTTTGTCGTAAAGAAGGTTACAAGCTACGCCTGTCTCACCGCTGAAACGGTTCTTAAGGACACGCAGGGTTGTGCGGTTCTTGTTCTCTACGTCTTGCTGGTTACGCTCTAAGCCGATGCACATATCAGACAACTGGGCGATAGCAGCAGAGCCTCGGAGTTGTGCTAGGGATGTTGCCGCGCCTTCCTCGTGTCCCTTACCTTCAGGACGCTTGAGGTGGCTAACAAGCACCACACCAATCTTAGTCTCCTCTACAAGAGCACGTAGCTTGGTCATTGTGTTGTCGATCATACGACGCTCGTCACCGTCACCCATACCAGATACGATGATAGAGAGGTGATCCAGAACCACGTAGTCTACATCCATAGCCTTAGCCATATAGCGGATGTGTCCAAGTAGGTTGTCGCTGTCTAGGGAGCCCCAGTGGTCATACAGGTAGAAACGACCTGAGCCGACTGTCTTCTTGTATGCCTCGTTGTATTTAGCATCAGGAGTAAAAGGCTCTAGGTGTAGCGGCTTAGACATCTCCAGACCAATGATACCATTAGCTGTACGCTCAATGGATTCCTCAAGAGCGATATAACCGAGCTTACGATCAGTAGTCTTGAGAACGTGTAGAGCAATCTCTTTACATACAGCAGACTTGCCGATGCCTGAGCCAGCGCAGAAGGTAACAATCTCACCTTTACGGAGACCGTGGGTGAGCGCGTTAAGTCCATAGTAAGGATAAGGGATGCTGTCGTTTTCCTTGGGGACTGTAAGGCGCTCGTACAACTCAGTGCCATCTACAATGTCATCTGGTCGCCATACCTTAGCGTTCCAGAAAGCTTGGATTACTTCTTCTCCTTTGTTAGCTAGAAGCATTTCGTTCGGGTCTTTCATGGACAACCGAGCGATCTTACAAGTACCAGCAGGAAGGATGTGAGCAACACTCTCGGCTGCTTCGCGTCCCGCCTTGTCCTCGTCAAACATAACAATAACTTCTTGCCACGATGAGAGCCATTCGAGTTGCTTCTTGAAGATTGTCTTGGCTGACTGAGCGCCACTAGGTAGTGATACTACTGGCCACTTGTTGCCTTGGAGTTGGCTAACAGTAAGGCAGTCAATCTCACCTTCAGTGATGACCAGCTTCTTACCGCCATTGGGCCACAAGTTCTGACCAAAGAAATAATTAGGAGAGCCATTGCAGTGAAAGCTCTTATCAGCGAACCGATACTTCTGGGCTACCTGTGTGCCGTCGAGGTTGCGGTAGTTAGCAACGTGACAGGGCTTACCATTAAGTTTCCCGATTTGATAACCATATTTAACGCATGTGTCCCTGTTGATGCCGCGTGGGGCGATGTCCATGAACTCTCCGTTTACGAATCCTAGTGGTGATACTTGTGCTTCCATTTTTGTGTGTTGTGTTGGTGTGTTTGTTTTGTCTCTGTTCGGTGTGAAGACACCGCAGGAGTAGCGCTTAGTGCTTCCGTCCGAGTTGTGTGTGAGTGCATCGCTGCTTCCGCAGTCGGGGCACGGTTGGTGTGTGGCTACTGCCTCTAAATCGTCCATTCGTGTGGGAGTTTTTTCTCGCTCTAGAGGAACCCGTGTTTGTCGCACCAGTCCCCGTAGGTGGTCTTGCCACTTTTGCTTAGTGTGT